TCCTCGGTGGAGGAACAGGTGCTGCAGCTGGTGGAACCGTTGCTGGTGCTTTAGGAGCAGTAGGATTAGGTTTAGGAGCAGTCGGCGTAGGTTTAGGTTTAATTACTGGTGCATTATATCTTGGTGCAGCTGCAACTGTTAAATTCGGAGAGGGAATGGAATCAGTTGCAGACGGTATGGAAGAACTGCAAAATGTCGATATAGAAGTAGAACAATTTAATAAATTAGGCGCAGCACTCGGAGCATTAATTAAAGATGTAGGAATCCGTGGTGGTATGGGTCTACTATTATTAGCTAAATCAGATTTCCAAGGATTAGCTGATGGTATCGAAAGACTTGATCAAGTAACATTCGATCCTACTAATTTAGAAGAAGCAGGAAAAGGAATTGGTTTATTCCTAGCTGGCTTTGAAGGTAAGTTCATGGAAGGATTTACCGCTCAAATGGTTGATGATAACCTTATTCCATTAGCTCAAGGTTTAGAAAGTCTCAGTGCATCATCTAAGACATTAGATGAAGGCTTCGTAGGAAGAATGACTATGGGTGGTTTGGGAGTTGGTCAATTCCTTAAAGGATTTGAAGGTAAATTTGGAGCTAGTTTTAATGCCCAAATGATAGATGATAACCTTGTTCCATTAGCTGAAGGTTTAGCTTCTTTAAGTGAATCCGCACAAAGAATTGATAACTCATTTGTATCTAAGATGCGAATTGGTGGTATGGGTGTATCTGAACTTTTAGATGGAGTTGGTGGAGAAGGCTTTGGAGAGATACTCGGTAACTTCTTTGGTGGATTTAATGTCCAAATGGTTGATGATAATTTAATACCATTAGCAGATGGTATTGCAGCATTATCTAAGCTTGAAGATGTGGATAAGTTCGCGGAGAATATGAAACATGTCGGTCCTGGATTCCAAGCTTTAATGGATGGCACAGACGATGTCTTTGGTGCAATGGGTCTTCAAGGTATAGATGATAACCTTATTCCATTAGCGGCAGGTATTAGAGAACTTACTACATTAGAAGAAACAGAAAAGTTCGAACAAAAAATGATAGATGTTGGTAAAGGATTCCAAGCTCTATTAGATGGTACTGATGATTTATTCGGTGCTACTGGAATACAAATGATTGATGATAATCTTATTCCATTACGTGAAGGTATGGATGCTATTGCTGGTGTCGATGCAGAATTGTTTAATGCTAAAGCTAAATTAATTAGAACTGGATTTGAAGATCTATTTGATACCTTCAGAGAAGGTGGTGGCACAGACTTTAATATGGAACACTTCACTAAAAATATGAAAGACGCTATTCCTAATTTAGAGAAAGCTATTGCGGGTGATGATGGTGGTTGGTTTGGAACTGAGATTAAAGGTTTAGCATCTCCAGAAATAGATTATGAAACAGCAATTGAACGTATTAATATGATCCGTGAAGCATTTACTGGTATGCAAAGTGAAGTTGGATCAATGGAAATTAGTGGTGTTGGTGCTGGTACCGCAGCAAAATTAGATCAAGAAACAGCTACCAATATGAATATGAATGTTACTAATAATAACAACTCACAAATGAATACAATTCAAAACAATACTCCGGTCAATAGAGTTAATCTAACTCAAGCGGGGTTTGCACCTGTTCCTACAGCTCGTAGGGTAACCATATAAAATAAGAAAGCCCAGGCAGGAGAGATCAACCTCGCTCGCTGGGCTTAATGGCAATTTACTCTGTCAGTTATATGTGAAAATTTTCCTGACTTTATCCGAGCGGAAGGACGCCAATCGACTCTAACTATGTCCCTACGATTTCACCGGGTCGTTTAATTAACTTACTGGTCAGCAGCTAATTTTTTAAAGAAGGATAATGTTTCATCATCCTGGCTATCATCTACCTCAGTAGTGGGTGCTGATACTTCAGCTGCACTTGGGATAGAAGGAGCCTCAGCCGTTGTCTGATTAAACGTAGGCGTTTCTGTAACCTCACTATCTAGAGCCAAGACTCTATACAATTTGGTTTTCAACTCATCATATGATTTGAAGTTCTCTGGATCAGTAAACTCTGAGAGTTTATACTGACTATTCCAAATAGCTTCTAATTTCGCATCATCATCATTGATTGCCTTCGGAGTATCAAATTCCGACTTATCATAATTCCTGAAACCTTCAACGTTTCTGATTTTCAACTTAAAGTTGGCACCAGTCCATAGATCAAATGGGTTTACAGGAGTTTCATCCTCAAACGATGGATTCATTAGATCATTTAATTTCTCAAAGATCTTTTTACCATATTTGAAGAGGAACACTTTACCTTCGTTCTGTGGATTATTAGAATCCGACACAACCAAGATATTACTATAAAAGCTTAATCGCCTCTTATATTTTCTTACTAGGTCTTTGTTAGACTCAATACCTGAGTTCCATAACATATTGTTATACTCTGATACTGGATCCTTATTACCTAAAGTGGTTAGCGACTTTTCGATATACCATTGTCCAGTAGGACCTTGGAATCCATGATCCCAAACTCTTACAAATGGTACGTCTTCACCTTCGGATGCAGGCAAGAATCTAATAACGGCATAACCATTACCAGCTTTGTCTACTTCGGGTTTCCAAAAACGCTCATCAGGACCGTTTTTGAACTGTTTTGGAGAGTTGAGTTTCTCCATTGCGGATGTGAGTTTATTAAGCTCATCACTAGAGCTCTTCTTCATACTTGCGAACGACATATTTTTCTCCTTACGTATTGCGATGTATTACTTACTTATTAACGATTTATTCAAAATATTCAATAACTATAGACTTATATTTATCAGTATCTATACTGAGAAACGACCTATATTTATTAATTATACCATATTTTTCTTCCCATATCACGTCCCCAACTAACTTTTTATTCCATAATTTAGTATAGTCAGTTAACATGTCTAGGATTATCATTGTTTCCATACAAATATCTTTGCGTAAAAACAATCTTAATAAAAGTGGATGACCGTATTTGTCCACTTTAAAATTGGAATCAAAGTCTTCATCCATCTTACTTAAATCTTCTTTAAAAGTATAAGCAAGACTTTCTTGTCTCTTCTTCCATTTTAAATATACATCATCAGGTGACTGATTCCGTATATTACCAACATAGAAATCACCATTAGCTTCTACAAAATTAGCTAACAAATATTTTTCTACATCCTTGCGCTTTGATAGCTTCATAAAAAAATACTTATCTCTACGAGTCTCATAAGAAGACTCATTCACTTTTACCTTACCATTATACTTATGATAGTCGTAAGATGTATTAAAGTGATTCTTAAGAGCTATGTATTTTTGATATGCTTCAAAGGGTGTCATATAATTCAGTGATCCCCGTAGGGATAAGTTTTGTGCAATTTGCATCTTTCACTTCCTCTAACCATTCTATAGTTTTGTCTTTATGAGTTAACCAAATAATTAATGCATTGCGCATGCCTTTTGTTACTGGTTCTACTCCATGTAATGTATCAGAATCAAATACTACCATATCGCCAAAGTCTAAATCAACTGCTGATCTTTTTCCATCGCCGATATCTAATATAAATTGACCACCTTCATATTCGGATCTATCATTAAGAGCAATTGATATTGATGCTTCTCTTTGTGGCATTAATGTTCTTAAATAATTTTCTTCAGCAGTATTTTCTTCTCTAAATGCTAAATTAAAATTAGTTTCTATTCTATCCACATGCCAATCAAATTTACCTAATTCATAATCATAATACTTTTGTACTGACCATGATTCTATAAAACAATATCCATTATCATAAGGCAGTGCCTCTTGAACTTTGTTTATTATTTTACCTTTTAAATCTGATGATACTGTTGATGGACAGAATGGTACAAACTTAGCTATACGAGCATCTGTAGCTTTATAGCCAGTTGTCATAGAAATGAATTCTTTCTTTGGTCTAAGAAAGTCTATTAATTCAATTTCATCAAAAACATTACGAAAAATTTTATGCATTAAATAGGTAGCTTCCTGGTGCTGTTAGGTTTGAGCAGTAAATCTGCTTCAGCTTCTGCGGCGAGCTTTGCTTTTAATGTATGTGAATTTTTAACCAATGATCCAATTGTTTCTAATTCTACACCATTCTTATCAGCATATATCATTAGAGCCTCTAATATAGAACATCTAAGTTCTGATACCATTTTCTCTATTATAACCGAAAATTCCTTTACGGTCAAGATCTTTTCTGAAAATTCTGGTTCTGGTTTAGCTGAGGGCACGTATTCTTTCCTCTAATCTCTTTGATCGATTTCCGACCTGGTTATACCAGCGACTATCAACCATTTGATTAGCGGCTTCATCATAATCTTTACTATCTATAGCAGCAATAAATTTTCTGAACTTAGAAAGTCTGGTTCTACCCATATTAAACATCATATTGATTAATACTTCTTGGACTTCATCATGATACTCATAAAAGTTTGCGAATAGTAATTCACACTCATGAATATGATGAGCAAAGTCTTCATCAAATACTTCATCAACTCTCTCTGCAGGTATTTTAGCACCTTCTGGAAATCCATATTCAGGATCTCCTGTTTTAATTAAGTGTCCAATACCAAATGTTGGTAATCCTAAAGAGTCTAAGTAAACTTCTTCAACTCTTCCTTCATCAATTTCTATTTGTTTACGAACTCTATCTTTGTCGTACATATTATTCTCCTGACGAACATATATTATTATATAGAATTGTTTTTAAGATGGCAACCTATATAACGTCATATTTGTTCATTACTATTAAATTATTAATAACAGCCAACGTTAAAGCAGCATTTACAAAGGTCATTTGGTATTGATTCATATTTTGAGCTACCACTGGACCTACAATCAGCTTATGTGATATAAGTTGTCTGTTACTGGGTTTTAAACCTAATAATGGATTGCTTTCGTATATGTTAGGATGATCTAATGCATATATTGTCATTGCTAGATCTATCGCGTTTAGAATCCAAAAGGTTTTTAGTTGTTCTCCGGTCGGGGATGGTTCAGATTGTGTAAACCTCAATCTTTTCGGTTTTTCCTTTAACTTTAATGCTATCGACTTTTGTGTATAATCCTTCTTTACTTGATCCAGCAGTTCTTGCCGATAGCAACACTCGTACCCCATCATAATTTCTTGTTTGTCCTTCAAGTCTAGACGCCAAGTTAACGGCATCTCCGATGACGGAATAGTCAAATCTAGATTTGCTTCCCATGTTTCCGACGATACAGTCGCCAGTGTTGATCCCGATACCAACATCAATACGAGGAAGGCCTTTGTCTTCAAGTTCTGTAATAAGTTCATCAGCTGCCTCTGAGATTTGTCTTGCGGTAGCTACTGCTTTACCTGCATGATCTTCAGTAGGAAGAGGTGCGTTCCAGAAAGCCATGATACAGTCACCCATATACTTGTCAATTGTACCGCCGTTGTTTAGTATTATCTGGGTCATTCTATCTAGGTACATATTTATAAGTTCTACTAAACCTTCAGGATCATCTTTATCTTTATAATACTCTGATACAGGTGTGAAGCCGCAAATGTCCATAAAGAGGAAAGTCATTTCTTTTCTTTCTCCACCTAACTTTAATAATGATGGATCTTTTTGTAATAACATAACCTGTCTTGGATCCAAATAAGTCTCGAACTGTTTCTTAATTTGTTGTCTTAATTTAAAGTTAGTATAGAATTGTGCAAATGCTCCGTGGCTAAATACTAATATAAGTGATATAATAATCCAAGTAGGATTAAAAAGCAAATATGAAGAGTAGAAAAGTTGCCAAGAAGTTACAGCGACGCCGCCGATCAGCAAGACGGATCCAATTCCCGCAAACACGACGTTCGACCATCTCAATAGAGCGAGAACAAGAAGACCGAGAATTAGAAGACTGGTTATCTCAGCAAGATAAAAATAATCAGGACGCTTAATAGTAATTCCGTCTATCATCGTTTTAATTAGATTCGCCTGTACCTCATGAGGATACATTTTGCCAACTGGAGTAGATATTTGCTGTGATCCTTGAAAGGTCGTTCCAATAACCACAATAGCACCGTTAAACAGCTCGTTATTCGCGATATCCTGCGCTCTAACGCGATTAAATTTGTTCCAGTAGGCATTATATACAGAACCATCAAAGTTTGTCTCTATGAGCTTGTATTGCGGTATACGGACCCATTCTATACCATAGTCATTAGTCTTTATTTGATAGGATATATCTCCAGCAGCTACTCTTAATGTTTCTAGCGCTAATGAAGGATATAGTTTATTGTTTGTTGATACAACTAAAGGCATTTGTCTATTAATGCCATCTACATCTATTACATCTGATACAGTTCCTACACCAACCGATGCTTGTTGTAAATCTGGTATAGGTAATATTAGTCCGGGATAATTAGCAGTAAAGTTTTCTGCTCCTATTGGACCTAGTGTTGCAGAACCTACATGATGTTCACGTGTAGTCTTTATTTGTGTCGTAGGCGCTGCAGCTAGGATAACATTTTTTTGCATCATAGATTTAAATAGAACTTCGTCTTGATTAAATCTATCATCTTCACCATATACAACATTTAATACAATTATATTATTAGGTGGTATTTGATCAATATACTTAGCCATGATATCTCTAGGCCATGGCCATTGACCTTCATTTAATATATCACCTTCATCAATATCTACTAATACAATCTGTTCTGATTCAGCTGGCTCATGTGATCTTTGTAAAAAATCAAAATAGTTTAGCTTTAATGACTCTACTAAAAATGGATTCATTGCTCCAATAAGTAGAGTGATAGCCAGAGTTATAAAAGTATATCGAAACATTATTGTTGAGTGACTGAGATTGAGCAACCGCCAGGAGTGTAACAAAAATTAGTTATGCTATAGGATCTGTTATTCCAAGCATTTTGTGTTACGCTAATGTCAGTTGGTTCTGTTCCTCTTAATATGACGCTCATATAATGGTCGCCATTATTTTTTTGAATGAGATCGACATCATTACCATCGGTGTAGATATCTAAATTGATATATTGGCTGCCGCCTTCTCTTTGCACTGTGTAGATGTCATTATCATCTCCTTCAACATGCAACCAATATTCATGACCAGACGAAGAACTGTTTGTTCTTTGTGTCATCAAAACTTCATTATTATCGCCTGTGATGTTTATGTGAGCAAAGGTATTACCATACTCTGCATTATCTATTGTAAAGTTACCATTAGTTCCTATTTGATAACCTTGAGCAAGCTTTAAAGTATTATTATCTCCCCATACTCTACGAATTTCTATTTCATTTGGTTGGGTGCTTGAACCTCTATCTCTTGCTTGTTTAATAATAATATTATTATCGACACCATCAATTCCTTCTGATGCTGTCCACTGTGAAACTATATTATTAAATCCTATTTGAGTTATGTCAAGATTAAAATCATTACCGTCTTGTTTAATAGTAATTTCATTATCATCTGCATATACATTACAGGATATTAATATTAAAAATAAAAATGCTTTTATATAATCCATGCTATTAATGTTGCTAATACCAAGCCCTTTGCAAAACTAATCCAGTATAACCAATAATCATCTATACGCATTGAGTCCTGAACTCTGAATACTAGATTTCTATGCCAATCAATAATTTGATTTAAATATTTCATCTATTTCTCCGTTAGGGGCTTGAAAGCTTTACCTTTGGAATCGGTCTGTCTCGCTACATGTCGTCTCATATAAAAAACTGACTGCTTCCAAGCTTGTTAGTATATTTATATCAATTAGATTGGTTAATTACAATAATTATGTCTCCACCTGAGTTTAAATCTATTGTTCCTTCGTAACCTTCTACTCTCGCAGTTAATGATACACTTGAATCTTGCAAGACAGAAATCCTGATGGACCCATTGACATCTCTATAGAAAATAAGTCTATCATCCTGTTCAAATATATTAAATTGTGAGTCTTTATTAAATCCAATTGTTGCTCCTTTTAAATTGAATTTACCGCCAGCACCAGCTGCTTGAGCGTCAGCTAATGAGACAGTGGTTCTTTCTAACTCTTCTACTATGTCAAGTAAGTCGGTAAGAAAGTCTACATCAAGGAAGTCTATATCAAGCTCTGAAAATTCTAGCTCTTCTGACTCCGCAAGGTAGTCTGTTTCGAGTTCATTGAACTCTAGAAAGTCTACATCTAATACTCCCTGATCTACATTTGTCTCTGCAGAATCTTCTATCTGTTCTCTTATTTCAGTTGGTGGGTTAACAATAAACATATTGTTAATTTGATTGACAGTTATATTTTGTATAGCTACAGGTTTAGTAGGTGTTGAATTAATTGTAGATACCATTGTTGCTTGATAAGCTTCATTTAATACTACAGTACCTGCTTCATTAGTTACAGTAATTTCTCCTGATGCATCGCCATATTCATCTGGCAATAATATAACTAATGATCTACCTAACTCATCGACGGTAGTTGTGAAGTCTGTTCCTCTTATTGCAATTGTTGATACTGGTGTTCGAATGTCAATATTACTTTTATTGACCATTGCTAATTTTCCTGAAGCGAAACGAGCAGTGCCCATTGCAAACCTAATATTCATTTTTGATTTATTAGGATCAGGATCATATATGACTTCGTCTATATAAACTTTTGTATTTTCGGTAAGAGCCAATTCGGCTTCGTCTAAGAATTCAATAAGCATACGACCATTTGCAGTCTCTGCTACATCATATAATAAAACTTCGGGAATACTTGATGGAGAAACAATAAAGGTCTCATTGTTTCTTTCGAGCTTACTTGCGCCAGTAAACTCTTCGATAGTACCGATGGGGTTAGCATTAACCAACCCCAATGGTGCTATAATGCTAACTATCGTTAGCGCTATCTTTTTGATTGATTTGAATTGTAGCATTTTCAGAATCGATATCCAGTGTTATAATTCCATTACAAGTACTTACACCTTGTGGACAAGTTCCAGACAACTGATTTATATCTACGTCAGCTGAATCTCCAACTAAGGTTAAATTAATTTCTTGCTCTCCACCATCTTTCTGTAGAGTGTTAATGTTATTACTGTCACCAGTTATATCAAAATTCCAGACTACGTCGTCTGAATCAATATCAACATCAAAGACATTTAAATCGCCTACCACAGTTAAATCGAAATCCAACCTTTCAGCTGATGCATTAAAACCTTGATCGAGATCCATTGTATTAGAATCACCAGTAATATCTACTAGGAAGTTAGAGTCATCTGAACTACCTGTTTTACCAATGTTCCAATCCCATGAGTTGCTGTCACCATTCCACTCTAATGTGTAAGATGATGAGTCCGCATCTAATTCTCCGAACAATAAGTTTTCATTACCAATCTGATCGATATTGAAAGTTAGTGACGTACCAGTTATAGGCATTGCAGAAGAACCACTTGAAAAATTGTTAAGTCCTATCTTGTTACCATAACCGATTTGGTCAATGTATAAAACAAGAGTATCACCTACTTGTTCTATATTAATTTCGTTATCATCAGTGGCTTGTGCATAGCCGATAATTGGAAGTAATAAAATGCTAAGGCCTAAAATAAATTTATTCATTTTCTCTTCCTTCATATCCTTCTATGACCCAAAACCCTCTATCGTGGCCTTGGTATATTAATTCCAACACAGCTGCTTCTATAGCAGTACGTGTTGCGTAAGTCACTGATTCATTATTTCCCACTCCGTCCTCGATCTCTACTAGCTGAGTTCCTTGTTCTATAAATCGGAAAACGTCTCCTCCAGATCCATAGCTCAATATAGTTTTTCGAGCCTGGACGTTTAATAATACTTCACCTGTCAATACAGATATAGCACGAACTGAAACTGTTACCATATCTTGCCTGTATCGTTTACTCATCCCAATACCTAGCGTACGAGCTCCTCGTCCACCAGTTTTTATATTGCTGTCATAACCAATAATTCCACCTTCTATAATCATACCTGCGAATAGAAGTGGATCCAAACCTTTCTCTTCTTCACCCGTAGCGGCAGCAAACTCCTTACGGGCTGATCTAATAAGTTGTCTTTCTCTTACTAAATGATCTAGTCCTTGTCTTTCAACAACTCTAAACCATGTTCCATCACCAGCAGTTTTTAAAGCGTCTATTAACATTTCAGTTCCACCTTGAGTTACTGCTGTAGAGAAAGATGCAATGTTATCTATTTCTTTTCTCTGTCCTGTTTTATCTAAAAAATTATAAATGGCCACGATTGGCTTTTCTTTTGCTGGAGGTAATTCCAACAATTGTATATAAGAAGGTAAAGTTACTACTTCAGGATTTTCAACACAAATATACTTTCGTGATAATTGTTTTTTTACACCTGAATATAAATCCTTCTTAAACCCTTCATCCCATCGACTACAATCTTGAGGTGATTCACTCCATTGTGGAAATGAAGCACATCCTGAAAGTATTGCGATTGATAATAGCGCAGACCAAAACTTAACCGTCATCGCCCCCACCATTATCTGGATCCTGACCGAAGTTACCTGCTCCAATTGGAATTTCGATAATAGTCTCATTACCATCACTATCAAGGATGGTCATTTTAATATATTCAGTACCGTCTTCACTTGTAATAACTTCATATGTTATTGTAGATCCTTCTAAAACAAATGATCCAAATCTAACTGGATTATCGTTTGAGAACATTGATTCGACTAATTGTTTAGCCATTTGTGCGTAGATTCTGCTTTCTAAATTTCTAATGAATTTAGCCAAGGTCGTGTTATCAGCCTCACGCTCAGCTGCTTTCCTAGCTGCCTCTAAAGCATCTTCTATTTGTTTCTTTCTTGAATGCTCCTGGTTCTCTATCGTAAGATAGTGAGCACCAGTGCCTACCCCGCTGAATGAGGGGTTCTTGAACTTATGAACTATATCTGATGCTGCTGCATCGGTAGCCAATATAGCACATAGAATAATACATAATTTAATCTTTTCCTTTCCCATCAAAAACCTCGTCGATAAAATGTTTCTCCTTGTATTGGTTTACTACATTTATCTTCTGTTGTAAGCGTATCATATCTTGATCCAACATCCTTGTCTGGTCTATAACACGGATAAGAGCTATGTGTTGTTTTTCAAGAGCGGGTTCTAACTCGTTACTTACCCACTGCCAAGTGTAGTAAATAAAATAAGCCATACCCATAGCTAAAGTTACCGTGAACCCAAATTCTGAAAGTATTAATAATAGTTCTTCCATTAGTCCCTTCTAACATCAAGCTTACCATCCTCTATGAAATTTTCAGCTCTAGCAATTCTGTCCGTATCTGGACGTAACTTTAGCATGTCGCTAACCATGCAATCTATTTTTATCATATCATTAGACATTGTTCTAGCTCTATTTTCTAATGATTCACAAAACATTGTTAAGGTTTCAATTTCGTCTATCTGACTTTGAAGAATTTGACGTAGAACGAGCCACAAAAAGAAGGCCATTCCTAGACCGCCACCGATCGGAATGCCCACCGCGCTCATAAAGTCTATAAATTCTTGCAAAACTGATCCTCAATAATATTTGCTATTATTTATAAGGATCAGCCTGTGAAATATGGATATTTAGGAGAATACTTTTATCTTGTACTTCTTTTCGAAACGAACTGCGTCGTTTGGTGAGTTAACCATAGGCTCACCTCTGATATTAAGCGAAGTATTTAATAAGACAGGACATTTGGTTTTCTTATACCACAATTCCAATACCTTTCTTAATATTGTATCCTCTTTTTTACCTACTGTTTGAACTCTACATGAATTATCTACATGTAAAATAGCAGGAAGTTTTTTATGCCATCTTGGTTTTGCTTGAGATACAAATTGCATGTACTCACCATATGGACCTTCGAAATACTTTTCAGCATGTTCTTCTAATACACAAGGAGCAAAAGGTCTAAACTTCTGTCTCTTCTTAACCGTATTAACTAAGTCTTTAATATCGTTACCTCTAGGATCCGCTAAAAGCGATCTGTTACCTAAAGCTCTAGGACCAAACTCAGCTGGACCATTTGCTACACCACATATTTTATGTTTCATGAGATGATTAACGATATCATTTACCATTTCTTTTTCATCATATCCATTGATACGATATCCAAGATATGGATCTGTCCAATTCAATGGACCACCATAAGCTAATGCAGCTGCACCTAATGATCCTCCAGCATCACCTGGATTAGGCATAATCCAAAATTTACCTGGAACCATTCTATGCAATTTACTATTAGCAACACAATTTAAAGCAACGCCACCACCATAAACTATATTATCAGAATACATTTTAGCTTTAAAAAATATTTTACTTAGCTTTTCTTCTAATACAACTTGTGCTGCAGCTGCTATATCTTCATGTTTATAATCATACAACCAATAGTTGTCTGCAAAGTCTCTAGGTATACCTCTATGTAAATTAAATTTAAATAATTCTCTTAATGCACTTTGTAAAGATTTATTCTCTTCACCGAATGCTGCCATTCCCATAAAGATATATTCTTCATCTAAAGGTCTTAGACCACACCATTGTGTTAATGCTGTATACCATAATCCAATTGATTGTGGATAATTAACATTATGCTTTTGTTCATATACAGCTTTACCATTTTTATAATAACACTTCCAAATAGAAGTTGTTGTCCATTCACCAATACTATCTACTACAACAGCTGATGCTTCAGATAAATCCGAAGTTTGAAATGCTGCTGCTGCATGTGATTTGTGATGATGAAATGTTGAGGTAGGTTTCCAAGCCAATTGTCTAGGTGTGAATACAGTCTTATATTGACCTGCATACAATTGTCTGGATTTCTTTAATAAAGGTTTTTCAAAGAAAGCATATTGATCGATCTCTTCACCAAACCTTGCATCGACGTAATCTCGTAATTGATTACTTATATATTTCTCATGCTTGTTGCCTGAGAACCTCTCGCTGTGAGAGGCAAATACTATATCGGGACCATCTAATACAGCGACTGCTGCATCGTGAAATCCTTCACTCCATCCTAAAATCATTATATATCTCCTGCAGAGACTATTTAACCTTTGTAAGTCTTCCCTGCTGCTTTAGCTTTAGCTGCTGCTTTTCTACCTGCTGCAGCCTTCGCGTTAAATTTTGCCGCGCCCATTCGTTTTCTTCCGGCCGCTGCTGCAATCGCCCCAGCTGCCTTATAAGAGACGCCTTTCGATTGCGCAATCTTCTTAACGAACTTTGATTTTCCTTGAGCATCCTTTGGACCCTCCGTTATTTCTTTAAAACTTTTCAATTTCATTCCTTTGTCATCTTATCTAGCCAAGAAGAGTTACGGCCAGCTCTTTTTTCTTCCCAATCCTGTATTGCTCTTTTAATACTGTCTTCAGCTAATACAGAACAATGTATTTTAATAGGTGGTAATTCTAACGCTTCAGCAATCTCTTTATCTTTGATAAGTTTTGCTTGCTCAATAGTTTTACCTTTAAGCATATCCACAAAAAGACTGCTAGACGCAATAGCAGATCCGCAACCATAAGTTTTAAATTTGACATCGATGATTTCGTCAGTCTCTGGGTTAAGTTTAATATCCAGTTTCATGACATCACCGCATGCTGGAGCTCCTGTTAATCCAGTTGCTACATTAGGATCGTTAGGATCAAACCTTCCGACTCCATGTTTGCCTGGATTGTTTGTTACTGCTTCAAATCGGTCTACTACCTTCTGTGAGTATGCCATATTATTATTTATCTAACCTTGCGGCTAAGTATAACCCATATTCCTTATGTGCTCTTGCATTAGGATGACCTTGATCGTCACACGAACCAAACTCTTCTACAAATTGATCTATATACATTTGGTCGTCATTTATATCTATAGGTTTTTCCATATTTTGTTTAATTGTATTCCATTCTTTCTGTACCATAAACTGACCTTCTGAAGTAGCATTCAATAACATATGTTGTAATTGTGATAACATTTTTCTACTAAACAATGTATGATGAAATTTAATGTTATGTGTTTTACAATAGTCTTGTAACATTAATGTATAGAATCCAGTCTTTAATACACCTGTTGATGTTTGCCAAATAGAACCATAAAAACCTTCCCACGCATCTACCCAATAATGAAAACGCCAAGGTGATTGTCTTAATCTAGCAGGAGAAGATTGCATCCATATCCAAGTGTCTCGTTCTTTACCTGGAACAGTTCCTTTTGGAACTTCTTTAAGAAGACCTTTATTCCATAGATTAGCTCTTTGATATGAATATGAACCTTGACCTACATCTGTATTAATAAATTCTACTCTATTCCAATCAGACCACATAACAACAAGATCGGTAAGGTCTTTATGCTGCCAAAGATTAATCATTGTTGTTCTAAAGATATAATCATTACTAGCACCAGGCATACCTACATTTACCCAATCTGCATCTAGATCTTTACCTACCCAATATGGATAAGCACCTTCGTCTTCTTTTAATCCATGACCGTAAGTAAAACTACAGCCGTTAAATAATATTTTTCTTTTTGAGTTCGACATAAAACCAATCCGCCATTAACAAATGACCTTCCCTATCAGGATGGCCGCCACTCCATTTAGAATCTGGATCACCCCATTCATGTCTTAAAGATCCAAAACTAGTTTTATCTTTAATACCATATATGTGTGGTTTGTTCAATAGATCAACTCTCTCTTGAAGTTCTTTTACAAGATTTTTTACTGCTATGGAACCTGCTACTTCTTTAGTTCTATCTTCCATAACATTCATAAACATTTTATAGAAGTTCCATTTATAATGAAATTGTATACAAGGTATTCCCATTGCTTCTGATAGTGCATCTATTGTAAGCATATGAGATAGAGTTCTTAATACTGCTCGTTCTTTAGATTCAATAAATGTAAAATAGTTCTCCATAGCTTCACGATGATAGAACGAATTAATATTACCAACACCTTGTGGAGTAATCTGAACCATGCTTTGAAATTTTTGATGTTCTGTTTCTTGTGGTCTAAATATCTCGGTGCGAAATGGGTCGCTCCACATAATAATAGCTAGATCTGGTTTTTCTGTTATAAAAGATTTAACGGTTGATCTTAATATTCTATCATTACAAGAACCAGGTTGTGCATCATTTAATATATCATATTTTAATTTACCAGCTAACTGAGCACCCCAACAATGTTTAAATGGAGCATCTAAATTATCTACTTCTGGTTCTGTACCTATACCAAACGTATAGCTACAGCCATTCACATACAACTTATTCTTCATATATAAAAGGATCCGCTTTTTTAAGTTCTCTCATCTTTTTCCAGATCATATATTTTCGCACGATCCTTCTGTAAAGATTCTTTATATTCATAAACATCCGTTGCACTAAGTTCAATTGCTTCGGGGAGTCTTCTTGTTTTTTTTCCTTCTTCATAACTTACCTGTTTTATAACTTTCTGAGATTCAGATTTTCTAAGCAATGATGGATCCATTACTGGAGCATTATCATTTGCATCTTGATATGCCATACTGAATCTACCATATCCTTCATGGATTTTAGTAGGAGCAATACCACAATGATTTATATTACCTGGAAATATAACTACTCTACCTGGTTTAGGCAATGCTACCCAATCAGCATCTTCACTGCCCCAACCAAAAGCAGTATAGCCTCCCCAGTTAAGATCCCAGACCTTATTTGGATAGACCATCATTGTTAAAGCTTTTTTATTTGTTGGAGAGTCTTTATGCCACATTGGCGAGTCACCAAATTTAAAATTATTAATAAGACATCTTTGAAAGTATGGAATATCTATATCAAAATATTCTTTTAATCTTTTACGTAAGACTAATCTTGTGTCTTCTATTAATTGGTGTTTCCAGATCCACATATCCCATTGAAGGGATCTACATAAGGTAGCGCTCTTAGCACCATACTCTTGCATGTCATATCCTAAGCCCCAAGAAAGATAAGTGCCAAACCAATCATCTAACTCTTCAATTTCGCCAGCGTGTAGTATATTATCAACTATCGTTAGCGGACCATTCTGTTTTAGCTTTGGATCTATCATACTTTGTCTTGTCTCTATGGACTTTACTCACTCCATGCTTTGGAGTTTTCTTTCTCGCCTTTACACTACCAAAAATAGCGTCCCAATTATTTTCAAATTGTTTGACGCTAATTTTGCGTGGGCGCTGTTTGCTACCCTTACTCATAATATTTATCTGCTTGCTAAAGCGGTGGATCCTGAATGGCGTTCATATTCATATAACAAAGCATCACCAGAAAGTCTTTTGCCAAAGTAAATCTTTTTACCATCAGCTAAGGTTCTTTCTATTAGACCATTATTATACATGACATCCATTACAGAACCTTTATCGGTATCTTGTGGTCTATCATCATACCACATAGACTTTAATCTATGAGCATGAATCCACGCAATGCCTTTTGCCCATTCTTCTGCTTCTAACATTAGAGCTTGCCTCTGCACTTTATCTATATACTCAGTCATCAATTCCATCTAGCGCATGCCATTGAGCATGAACTAAGGATCCCTCGTTTCCTTGCTTCTCGAAAAGCTTCTGTGCTATCATAGGCACATAACCATCGTTGAAACAACCTCCACCGATATTCCATTCAATAACTTTATAATCGTCATTGAAGTCTCTACCGTATCTCCAATCATAGAGGGTAAAATTACCCATCTCATAATCATCATCGTTATCATACCACTTATAGTCGATAACAAATTCAGTTGTGATCTTATCACCCTTGCCTTCGAAAGCAGGTTCACCGAACATTTCTTTTAGGTCAGCGAAAGAAGCCATGATGGATCCTCTAAGGGATCCACCAGAGTAACTCTCAGTACAAGGAATGAATTGAATTTCATTTCTTATATCTTCAGGGTTAACTTCTCTCATTACGCTACCTCCAACATTGCTAGAGGAACGTTGTAACGACCTTTGCCGTCGATATCAACGATCGCTTTCTTGACGTTGACTTTCTCAACAGTACCAAGAGTTCTTTTTGTCTTTTGAACAACAAAGACTCTAGAGCCAACTGAGATAGAAGCTTTAGCACCTAATACTTTAGCTTCACTTACTACACTAGCGATATCGCTAAGTTGATCCAATGAGAATCCGCCTTGGATAATAGCTGTTTTTATTTCACTTAGATTCATAATATATTTCTCCTAATCTCTAATTTATTAATCTATTCTATTATTATATGACAAAACCGCGTAAATGGCAACCCCTATTCTTCAGAAATTTCAATACTTCTGTGTCTAGGTTTACCAGGTACTGGTGTTCCTTTTGCCCACATTTGTTCAAACATACCTTCTGCGCCTTTTAATACTCCATCCTTTTGTCCAACAAACCATCCATGGATGAATGCGCATGGTAATAACATTATTAAAAAAATTGTAAAACTATCCATCTGCTTCTATTCCTATACTGATTCCTATCCTAGGACCCATTGGTTGAGTATCATGATCTATTCCTCGTGGAATATAAATCAAGTCTCCAGGTCCGACCCTATAACTTTTATACATCTCTCTGCCTTCACCATAAACCTTAAATTGTGTATGACCGATGAGACCTATAAAGAATACATTTGCTGTATCACGATGTTTACCATTAGTCCTTTGATCTTTAGTAAAAGAAAAATACAAATGAGCTGTTACTGTTCGATCTGGATTTATTTTCTTTACTGTGTCAACTAAAGACATTAAATATGGGTGAGGTTTATATTCTTCACAAACTCCACCTAGTGTATCAAGCATATTTATATTAGCTCGGTTAGCATCTAATAAATCTAACATAGAAGTCCAATTAACATTGTAACCGGATTCTGCATTAGACAAGAAAAAGTGAGAGCGGCTTTGCACCGCTCTCTGTAGATCCTCTTGATGGATCCAATCTCGCATTAAGCTGCCTCAGCGTACTCGATTGCGTTCTCGAGTGCTTTCAACTTAAGGTTCTTATTTTGACCGTACCAAGCGGAAGCGAGACGATTGTCCGCGTTTGTTCCACGCTCATGGTCAATGAAGTAAGTAGCAGCATTGAAAGCTGACCACCAAGAACCCTTAGCGAAGTTAGCACCAGGTTGTGTCTCAAGAAGTTCGACACATCTCTGTGCAGGTTGTGATAGCTCATGAAGCTGAACTACATTGCTAAGCTCTCTTTCTTTCTTAGAAAGCGTTGGAAAGAGATTGTCAAAGTAATCATTGACATTATCGGCTTTAAACTTCTTCTTACCAAGAGCTTCAGCCATCTCTTTATATTGACCTAACTTAAAGTTAGCTAATCCTAACATAGATTTTACATACTCAGGATCAAAAGCAGTCTTGTGATTTAATTTCACAGCTGATTGTGATTGAGATTGTAAAGACAATGTTAAAGTATTGTTACAAACAACTCTGATAGGTGTGAACCTAACGTCAATTGCTTGACCAAACTTATGAGGATTACTGAAAAGAAGATAAGACTCAACCTTATCTCCACCGAACAACTCGAATGAGTCGTTGACTTTCGCCAATGCCCATACAACTTGACCACCTTTTAATGATCCTGCAGTATGCATTGACATGCCTCCTGTAGCACAGAAGTCATTGAAGAAGTTAAAAGCTTCTTCGTTCTGAACTGGATTCCAGTTCTTACCAACAATGTCTAGGACTTTGTTGTCGGAAGTTCTTACTAGAGCTTCCTTTTCCGTTACAGCAGCGCCCTCTGCTGTTACTAAAGCCTGCTTTTCAACAGACCAATCCAGACCAGCTGCTTCCATCATCTGATAGGGAGCTACTTCATCTGGTAGTCTAACACCAAGACCATGCCAAGGAGTTTCCCCGACATACGCCATTGAAGCTTGACCGTTCACGATTTCAATTTCATGCGACATAATATACCTCGTTTATTAATGAGAACCACCCTATGCAATTCTCTATTCTATTATTATATGACAAAACTGCGTTTAAGGCAACAGGTTTTTTCAAAAAACTTGAAATTTATTCGTAAATACTGGTTTTTGGATAGTGCCAATCTCCTTTTATGAGAGCTTTGATCAATTTTTCTGCCTGGTATACCACCAAAGTCAGTTTCGGATCCAAATTTTCGCCATACTCTGTCAGCCGATCACAAAAAACATCAGCTTGTTTCATCTCTTTGAAGGTTTCTTTCTTAATAAGCTTGTTAACTTTTCCTCTTTTGTAAACTTCAACCCGAAAATTTTCAAGGTGCTTGAGTGCTTCCATGTGTTCTTGCTCGTCCGACAAGAATTTATTGATCTCATCAAGCGTGTAATCGCGGATGTTGCCTAGATTTTCGCGTATGTACGTGCGATGTGCCTGCGAAATCTGCGATCTGGTCTCATAATTTATCATATTTTCCTCATTTTATTAGTGGGAGATCAAAATTTAGAAGGATAGACTCCCATTCACCCTTAAAATCCATGTGGTCGCCGCCAGATTTTAAATATTCAGCTATGTAACTGCCTGCTTCTGTGTTTATATCCACATAATGGAAGTATAATTGATACATATAGTCCGAATATATATTTTTCTCGCGCCAATGCGGTACTGTTGTGCCTTTATATACTAAAATATCGCCTACATCTAAAGAAATGTCTCTTTTTCCCTTAGAAGTGTCGACAGATATCGGCCAAACCGCATCAGAATACGCAATTGGCATAGTTATACTCAGTTGACATGGTTCTCTATCAGTATGTTTGCGCATTTGTTGACCTTTTGTATTGATTCTACCCATAACATAAGTAAAAAATAGGTCTTTATGTCCAATCACACCGCCAATTATGCCCTTTAACCTCTCTGCCAGCTCATTCATCTCGCCGGTTGTGTCATAATACACATAATTTTCGCCAACATCAAAAGGCATATCCATAGAATACAGTCTCTCATTCATATTAGCATTCATTGATTGCCAAGCTTTATTAATTAAGTCTGGCTCAATGATGTTCTCTAATCTGAGGTAACCGTATTCCTCGAAGTGTTCATTCATAAAAATAAATCAATACCCTTTGTAAATATAAATGCAAATAATGTAATCAGGTACAATCCGAATATTAATCTTTCTAATCTATCAAAGCTCTTATCTCTTTCATCAAAGCGCTTATTGATTTCATAGTTTATTCTTTGTAAAATATCTTGATCGTTCATCTTCCTATATCCTTGATATTAGATTTACCAATAACTTGATACGCACCTTTATTATAAGCAGGAGCTACAGTATAACCTTTACTGATCTCTTTCTTATAATCATCCGTTCTACCTGTGCTACCACCTGTAGAATTAAAAGTACCATTCTTAATCATCTCTTCCATCATAGAAGGATACTTTTCTTTATGCGCTTTAGCTTCTTCATATCTACGCTGAGCATGAAAGTCAGGCTTCAATCTCTTCGTAGTATAATTAGCTACTCTTTTTTTCTTAACAGGATTCGCTGCGTGCTTCTTACGCTTACGACCAGACATATCATATCGCAAGCTACTTCCTAAATTAAACATACCCATAATTAATGCCCATGCCCTATATGCATACCAATCAATACTCCTACTGCTAGTACTATCCAATCAAAAACAAAATGCCATGCAAAAGAAAGCGTCAATATTTCTTTCCAATGCAACTTGCATGTCTCTACATACTTATTCATATCACTCCTTTCATAATAAACCTATATTATAACACAAAAACGAAATTAACGCAACCGTTTATATTCAGGCCAATCTATACATTCTTGTATATGCTCCATAGGATCCAACCATCGCCAAGCATTGAGTTTGTTATCTAACTTGAATTTTCTATAGCTTCTATATTTCTTAAACAAATATTTGTGACGCTCTCTAAATTCAATATACTCTGCTTCATCATTAATAGAATGATTGGGTGATGCTTGCAAAGCTATCTTCTTTAATTTAAAACCTTCGAGTTGTGGTTCAGTATCAAATTGCCAAGCCAAGGTAGCATCGTTACCGTAAGCATATCCATATGCCATGTCATATCCGTAAGTGCATTTACGCCAGATGTAAGTTGAGACAATAAAAGAATTGATAGGAGCTTCTATAATCGCTTTAGGATTGTCATGCTCTGTTACTACCTTCTCATGTGCCCAAATACCTTCTAAGGAATTATACGCTGTGCGTTTACCATACTGCGCTTGCCATATATTCCTGCAACGCCAAAGATCGTGCATCTTTAAAGTTTCGGTCATAGCTTTAAAACAATCTGGATCCTCTAGATCTATAATATAATCTAGATCCAATAAAGCTACCCATTCGGTATCGACCTCTCGCATCATTATATTGCGACAGACTTCATTGCCCCAACCATCATCGGTTTCTTTTCTTAGTATCGTCCAATACTCTGGTAAGTCATCTAGCTCTATCGGTTCTTCTTGAGAGCCATCATCCATAACCATGAACTTAAAATGTTCATAAGCTTTGATCTTATCATAATACTCAGCTACCTCTTTTAGTAACTTCTTATTATTATAATAAGTATAACTAACGGTCAGATGCATTGGCTAACTTCCACATTTCTTTATATAAACAAAAACGTCTATCGCCTTTGCTAGTCTCATAAACAAATTGAGCTGCTAAGAGTTCCACGACCTTACCTTCATTATATCTGTCGAAGGCAGGTTCGCTATGTCCGATCCAATCGCCCAGTTGCGGTTTATTTTCTTTACGCTTCTTCACCATAAAATATTTGCATAGTTCGTCGACGCAAGTCATGACTCCATACAGCTGTAGTAGCATGCATGAGTGGAGTATAATAAAATACGCCGAGGTTATAAGTAGGTGGCGTACATATAGTATCGCCGTTGTTATCGATTATAAGGTTCCAGCCTCCCTCTTCAGCTTCCCAATCGTGATTAAGGAATATAGTTAGAGCGGCTTTGTGTTTAATGTCTGCATGCAATGGAATCTGATCGTTAGGAAAAGCTCCTTTCAATTCATGCAATCCTGGATTCTGATGGTTAGTCCAAGACTCTTCTATTAATCCACATTCTATAAGTCGCTCATTAATGCCTCTATAGATCTTTCTAAAATCTTCATCAGCACAACTATATTGTCTTAACCTATACGCAGTATGCGGTTCCGGAAAATCAAAGTAATTCATTTGCTCCGGTTGAAACCACTGATGGGGATCAAGATCCGGAAGTTCAGGAATAATGTTAGGTATTCTAACCCAACCTCTTTGTTTTACTTCTTCTACATTTATATCGTACATGGCACGCCTGGTAGGACTCGAACCTACAACCTATAGCTTAGAAGGCTATTGCTCTATCCAGTTGAGCTACAGGCGCTTATTTAAAGTCTGATCTTACGTCACCGTATGGAGTGATATCTCCATCTAGCTGAAAACACGTAAGACCTCTTTTGCGCCACATAGCACATACTGAAGGTCTATCATCGAAAGCCATCTCCGGAGAGAAGCCATCTTCGATTAGCCCATCTAAGATTATTTCTTTTACCACGTAGTCAGGTTCGTAATCGCCATCGGGACGCATACGTAAAGTATCGTATTGTATACCTAAAGCATTCAATTGCTTTTCGGTAATATCCCTTTGAGCTTCATTACGTCCTGAGACTACAATGATAGTATGTTGATCCTGCATACCTAATGCAAGATGCACTACTGGCCATATGGGGGTATCTAAATGAATTGCCTCGACAAAAGCTTTCCAATCTTTCTTCTGCGAGCCGTCCACAAACTTACGTCGGTGATCGACATTCATTAAAGTACCATCTACATCAAATATAATATCCATCTCAATACCCATCCGGCCAGTCATCAAACCAATTATACATTATTACTAACGTTACAATAACCAGCAAATAAAATATAATATCCATTCTATAATTATACTACAAAGTGCAGTTTAAGGCAACAAGTTTTTTTCTGGCACTAGTTGCTTACGATGATTCAATCGTACGCCAGTCTCGATATCCAACCCGCCAGTAGTATGCAGCAGCTCTTTAGTCAAAGATTTAGTATCGACGCCCACCCACATCTCGGGCAGTAGATCGTTAAGTACTTTAACTTCTATGCTACGGCTTTTTTTGACTTGTCGGAGCAAAGCTCTTAGCTTCATGAGAGAGTCTCCTTTTCCGAACGCGACCTTCATAGAATATCGGTACGTAGTACCACGGAGCAAGCAAAAGTTTTTTACGTTGCTGTCGTGTCATATCATACGAATACTCTACCCCATTATGGATCCAGGTGCAATGATAACCAAACCAAAAATCGTCTTCGTACCATTTCACCGAACCACCATATCGAATTAAATGCTCCAATGTATAAAAATAACAGTTGTTGTGTTTAGCGAAAAGGCGTAACGGCCACAACCAGAAGAATACTATCATTACTCCTGCTGTGAAGATATATCTCACGCCGCCAACCTTTCTATTAGATTGCGAAGCAAGAAAAGCAGTCCGAAGCTATTTAGAATAATCAAAGCTCGATCTTTCCATAGAATAGATACAATCAACCAACCGAAGATGCCGACTACACTTAATATTAAGTCGTAGACTTGTAACTCGGGTACGCCGCGCATCGACA